CGATCTGATAGTTATTATCAGTGATAGACTCTTTATTTAAGCTAACGCGATCCTTAAGAAGGAGGTTCATTGTACTAAACACTTGAATGTCGAGCAGATCCTCAATGATCTCTCTTCGCTGATACGCAGGCAGTTCCATAAACGGTACGTATGTTGCGCTGCCAAGGACAACGATCTGATTGAACGACTTGTAGTTCAGACCAAGAATGTTCTGTTCCAGATATGCTTGATAGTCGCGAACCGCAGCATCTTGATTTACGAGTTCACCGTTACGATAGATCTCAAAGATGTTTGGCTTCATACCACGGCGGATGAGATAATCGTTGCCGGATACGGTGAAGTTAACTTCTACGACGAGATCCTTCGTATTGATCGTGTTGATGAGCTGTGGCTTATTGATCTTACGAAACGGTTTTCCGTATAGAGCAAACGTGATTGCATCGAGGATAGTACTCTTTCCGCTACCGTTAGTTCCACTCACGAGAGTGGTTCTGTTCTTATTGAGTGGTATGTCGGTAAAGACATTCCCGGTGGATAGAATGTTTTTATAACGTATCGAGTTAAACTGGATATTCATTGTATACTTAGTGCCTCTGCATAGAGATCATCAATAACTCTCTTAATCTTCTTCTTATCAATGTTTGTTTCTATAGAATCGATATATGTATGCAGTATGTCCTTCGTATCCTGCGTCTCGTCAAGTATATCAGCCACGCCTGACGACTCAAGGTTCAGAGAGTCATCAACAGACTTTACATCAGCTGCTCCAGACTCCGATATCTTATTTAGGAACATGTCGTATAGGTACGAGTTCGTTCTATGCTTTACAACAACCTTTACATATGTATTCTTTAGGACAGACGCGTCGATACTTGCGATATCATCAATGTTCATATCACGATCGTCGTATTCTATCTTATGAAACACTCTGTTAGGATTTTCTACGAACTCTAGGTTTCTCGTTTCAGTATCGAATACATGAAAGCCACGACGGCCTGCATAGTCTGACCAAGTCATCTCGTATTGAGCTCCAAGGTACTTGATGTTGCTATACTCTGAAGGATGGTGGAAGTGGCCCGAATAAACGGACTCGAACCGCGTAAAGACATCCTTCTTCATTCCGTGGTCGCAGACGGTTCCCTTCATCATTTCAAAACCTTCGATTTCAAAATGACCGAGCAGTATCTGAGCACTCGTTTTTTCGATCGAGTCGACACATACTTCTTGGTTGTCCTTGGTGATCCATGGAACCATCATAAACTGAGTTGAGCCAAATGTCAACTCCTTTGGCTCTCGTTCGTATATGTGGAAGTTCTTGTACTCCTGAAGCAACAGATCCATGGAGTTGACTTCATTCGTATTCGTGAAGTAGACGCTATGGTTACCTACGATTGCATGATACTCAATACCTCGAGCCGACATCTGATTAAAGAAGAACTGCTTCACTCTCTTTAGAGTAACGTAGTTGATATACTTTCTACGATCAAACGTATCACCAAGGTCAAAGACTATTTGCACGCCATGTTCGTCTAGATACGGAAAGAAGATCTCACGAAAGAACCTTTCTTGATGATCCAGAAATACTTGACTATCGCCTCTCACGCCAAAGTGAGTATCATTAACAATTGCAATTTTCATTATTTACTTTCGTCCGTAGGTTTTTCTTTACTCTTGTTCAGCTTGTTCTCAAAGTCTTCGATGAATGAATTTATATAGTCAGCGCTTGTGTTGAGATGTAATTGAACTTCGTTAGACTCGTAGGTTTCGCCGTTCATCATCATGTTATGAGACGATTTAAAGCGAATGTACATCTGTTTCTTTTCCTTTTGGATCCTGCGAAGAAACGCGTACCATATGACTTGAGTAAAGTATGCAAAGGGATTGGAAGATTTTGTATGATCGAAGTTGTTAATGTATAGGAGACAGTTCTCTATACCGTCCATGATCATGTCTTCTTTGTAGGAGTACCCAGAGAAGTTTGGCTTAGTTGCCAACCTCGTCGATATCTGGTATATGCACTCTCCTATGTAGTTCGGAACCTTGGGTATCTCGTCTCCTTGATCCTCAGCTTCCTTGCACTTCTGTTTGTAATCAATAAGAGCTGCCAAAAGATCTTTATTATTAACGTAGTTTCTCTTAATTCTTTTTTGTGTCATGAAAGTCCTTCCAATCGCTACTTATTTGTATCAATTTAAACCAAATATCCTTAGATGTCAACCGTTTATTGACTGATAACATTTTTGTTACAAGTGCATTTTACTAGTTGACATTTTCAAAAAAGCTGGTATAATCAGAATTAATATTCTGCAAGTTGTGGATATACAGACTATTCGAGTGGAATCGTGTATATCTTAAACTCAAACTGTTCATCTGAATAGATCTCTATACGGCGTCTAAAGTGGTTCAACGTATAGTTCGTAAACGTTCCTATAGAGAGATCGTCTGCTATATCGTATAGCGTAGCTTTGTCAGATCCGTTTCCTTTACGGAGCGATCTACCAATCGACTGCAGAACCTTTACTTCAGACTTCGATCCAGAAGCAAAGATCACATTGTCCAATCTCTTAAGATTGACCCCAGTGGAAAAGACACCGTATGATGCGAGTATGTCGTGCTGTTTAACAGGATCGTTCTCGACAAGATGTCGGATCCTTTCTCTTTCCTCACCATCGACTCCACCATATATAAAATGTAGTTGACGATCGTCTCTGCGAAGCAGAGGCTCTAGTACCTTACCATGCTTCTCAACAAGATCGAATAGAATAAGATTGTTCTGTCCCTTTAGAGACCACACTAGATTTCGAATGAAAAGATTTCTCTTTTCGTGATTGATGAGGTACTCTCTTTCGGCAGGCCACTTCTTTTGTTTCACCTTAATAGTGTTCATAGCTCTACGAAAATCTGATTTCTTTTCGTCGGGATGTTTAAGAACTAGAGCTTTCACTTTGAACTCAGCGACGGTTCCGTCTTCGATTAGATCCTTGGTCTTTACATATCTCTTTATGCCACCAAAGCAGCCCTCTAGGATTAGATGATGAGCTTTACTGTCCGAAGAGATCGTACCCGTGAACCCATGACGATACGGAGCATTCGTTAGCTTTTCCATAATCGTGGTCAGAGACTTTGCCTGAAAGAGGTGAGCTTCGTCACCAAGAACGACTCTAAACTGGTCGAACCATTCCTTCGGTTGTTTAATGAGAGACTGCCATGTACTGATAACGATCGGAGCGTTCGTCTCTTTATCTATACCACCCTGAATCTTGTATATATGTTTTTGACTGCAGCCGTAGTCTGTAAAGTCTCCTGCCATCTGATGGACCAAAGAGATGGTCGGAACGATGATGAGTGTTCTATGACCAAAGCACTGATAGTAGTGCTGCTGTATTAGATATATGATAAGAGACTTCCCGGAAGAAGTTGGCGACATAGATAGAGATCTTCTGTGTCTTATAGCATTGACGATGTAGTCGTTTTGATAATCACGAGGAGTATGTCTGCAGTTTACTTCTTTTGCTATCTCGTAACCGTAATCGTCAGGAATCTTCTCAGGAGAGATCATCTCTTCCGGAGCTTCTAACTCATATCCACGGTCTTCGCAAAATTTTTTAAGATACGGTAACAGACCTACGTATAGAATTGGTCTTAGAGGTTGATAGAGGCGTATGTAGCCGTCCCAGACTCTTGCTTTAAACTTAGGCGAGAACTGATAGCCTTCTTGACGAAAAGAAAAGTAGTTCATGATTTCTTGGCGAACGCTTGGGTCCGCTAGTACTTTCATGTGTACATCATTAAGACTCTCAACTCTCACTATATCAGTCATTATCCCCCACCGGATTGAAACTTAGCCCAATCGATCATATTTTTTATAGTGTAATTTCTATTATTTATCTGACGGACAATATTCTCTAGATACTTGCCTCTCTCCTCGTATAGAGAGATCTTAAGGCTGAGTTGTATGACTTCGCGGTCGCTCTGAACATACCGTTCCATATCGTTCTTAAGAACCTTTAGAGCGAATGGTTTCCATCCTCTCTCTTTGAGTTCCAACTCATCCATGCTTCCACTATAATATTCAGTCTTAGCTTTTTCGAGTTCGATGAGATCGGCCTTGAGCTTTTTTACTCTAAGAATTTCTTTATAGACTAGGTTGTAGTACTTATTATGAAGCTCAGGAATGCGAGCCGACTCGCGAAACAAATTCGCTTCGTCGATCTTGCAGTCCTGAGCCCACATCTGATTAATCTCTTCAATGTCCACTTGGCACTTCTCCATTCTATAAAATAATTACCATTCTATCACAAAAGTGTTAAAATGTCAACTACGCTTTTTAGACTCAAGCTTATCTAATCTCATTTCTAATTCATCTATCTTCTTAGTCATCTTTGGATACTTTTTTCTCCAAGCTTCCGGAGGCTCTTGCAGCCAGGTCCAGCCCCAGCGATTAACAAGATAATCCAATGTCTTATCAAAAAAAGCATAACCCCAGATGCCAGCTCTAGTTTCTTTAAACCACGCAAGAAATGCTGCGCCGATAAGCGAACCAGCTATTGCTGTATAAATCCAGAGAGTGTCGCCAAACATTGCGTTGATAGTTTCCATCATTCCATTTTCTCCGTGCATCTTACATAGTTATCCATGCCGTGATCTTTTGCTCCATCTAGAACGCCGGATTTCCAACCACGCCATTTATCTTTAACCATTTGCCACGTTGTAAGCTTACGAATGTTACCGTAGAAGTTAATATATTGAAGAGTGCCGTGATGCTTATATCCCATTAAGAATAATGGAACTTTAGTTACGAGATCGTTATTATTAACAAATCTCATGTGTTTGGTTTCAATATTCTTAACGAACTTACGAGTTCCTACGCGAGGCGACCCAAAAGTCGTTAATAGTTCTACCTTAGTATATTCTTCGAAACGAGAAGTAGCTATCGTAGCCATAGCTCCGCCAAGCGAGTGTCCAGTAATGTAGAATCTTTTACCTTCGTGTTTGACTTGGTGAGCTACTAATGCATCCCAAAGTTTATCTACTTCTCCGCGAAAGCCAGAATGAACTAGACCATAAGTCATAGAACTACGAGGAATAGCGTTTAAGTCAGCAAGAAGATCTGAAAGTTCAGTCGGTTCTGTTCCTCTAAAAGCAAGAACGTACTCTTCTTTATTCCATACTGCATGACATTGAGCGCCATTTTTTTCGAAGAACTTATGACCTGTGTAGCCAAGTTCTTTTATTTTTGGTTTTGCTTCAGCACCATCTAGGTAAGCAATCGAAGCTAAATTAGCCATCTTATAACATATGTGAGACATGTCTTCTCCTTTATGTTTCTTTTGACTCTTTTATTAGTGTCTTCTCGTACTCTTCGCGATTAACTAGGCCGAGGTTGAGAATCTTTTCTCTGTTGATCGCATGCTCATCTTGAACATTTTGTTTTGCATCTCCAAAGTATGGAACTGCGTGTCCTTCTTCTATGAGCATCCCAGCGGCAGTCTTTTCGCCTATTACGAAGTCTCCAAGAATTCTTCCGAACTTTTCGTCGCTCTTTCCTGGTTTCTGAGTTCTAAGAATAGCTTTTTCTCCAAGTATCTCGGCCAATCTTTTCTTTGCGGCTAGGCCAAATAGTTTCTCAACTTCATTAGAAGTTCTGCTCTCAGGTGTATCGATACCCATAATGCGAACTCTTTCATTTCTTAACCATACTCCAAAACCTAGGTCAATGTCAACATCAACCGTATCTCCATCGACCACCCCGAGGATGGCACATCTGTATTCGAACATTTAATCTTTCCTTATAGTTGAGTTATTGTGAAGCTTTTAAAGGTAAACGTCACCGTAGCTTGAGGATACACAATATCTGTCTGTGTAGTATCAAGCGTCACATCTGATAAACTCACGGGGAAATAGTCTTGGAATTGTATTTCTATATTTGGATTCTTATGACTGTTCATGACTACAATGGATATGTCAGTGAGTATTCCGTACTCACTGTTTTTAAGATCTTTGTACTGATCGTAATTGTCTGGAAATGTGATACCCTTCATCCAATTGAAGACTTCTATGTAGTTACTCATAGACTCGTCTATAATGAAGCTGAGAGGTAGATCACCGTATGATATCTTATCACCAGGAATTGGGATAGGTTTGAACGGGTTTGGTTGTTCTATAAATTGTAACGACACACCTGGAATGCTTACGGATTGCGTGAAGAACTGAACATTCGGTAGTCTCTTTACTGAAACTACGAACTCTAAAGGAGACATAAAATTTGGTATCATCGCATTATCCGTTGACATTTTCATAGAAGTGGTGTACCTTCTATTTATAATGGAGTGATAAATATAGTTATACATCAAAGAGAGGATACGACATGGTCCTACCAAAGCTGTCGTATTTGGCATTAATGTTTGATGATCCCTGTGATAACTGTACACACTGGATAGGGCGTATGTAATGAGAAAATATATATTTGACGTTGATGGTACTCTGACTCCGAGCAGAAGTCGAATAGACGAAAGCTTTGAGACATGGTTCTTAGATTTTTGTAATCGCAATGAAGTGTATCTCGTTACTGGCTCAGATTACGCAAAGACACAAGAACAGCTAGGAGATAGCATTCTTCATCAAGTTGTCCGCGTCTACTCATGTTCTGGAAACGACGTATGGTCAAAAGAAAGACATGAGTCTACGAGT